CATAAAAATCTAGTAGTGTGTTAGGTGGTCAATTGTAGCATCAACAACATATTGATACTTCTCAGGGATACTAAGGTCTATTACAACTCTGGGCTTTCCGCCCGTGTTAGTATCCGCGAACCAAGTTTTCCCATCTTTGCCGCAAGTGCCTGTTATTACAGTCCAGTTGCCTGCTCCGATAAGACGTCTTTGGTCTTTAATGGTTGTCTGCTTCTTCCCTTCAACTTCTATCGAGTAGCCACTACCTGCATTATAGATAAATCTAATGTAGCATCTGCCCTTGTTTTTGGAATTGCTCCAACCTGTATGTCCCCAGCGTGGTGGCATAGTAGTAAGTGTATCATAATACCACTTAGGGTGGTTCATGCCTACAACTCCAGAGCTATGCTGGAAGTATTTTAAGAAGAAATACTTTTCTGTTCTAAGCCTTTTCTTCATCATACCACTATCAACTCTAGCAACTGTGCCTGTATAGTCTTGGTAATTGTGTGATTTGGGGTAGCCTACAAAAGAGGCATCTGCCATATGTTCTTTTAGTTTAGCAAAAGTTAAGTTTGCTTTAGGTTCAGACACCCAACTGTGGGGCATCTGTAGTAGTATAGTTGCAAAAGAATCTAACTTCTGCAACATTTTTATGTTTTTAATCGGTACTTGTTTCATTTTTCAATGCTTCGGGGTCTGTTACTTTTTCATAGTAAACTACGACCTCTTTGAGTTCAGTTATATAACGCTTAAGTTCTTGCATATTATAACTCATCAACTCATAATCAGGGATTGACATGGCTACGAAAACTATCTGGCCATGCTCTTTTGTCAACCTGGCGTGGAACTCTTCAATATTTTTATCGCTTACTACATACCATAGAGGCTCTTTCAAGTCTATTTCTCTAGGCATAACAGGTTGTGTTATAACCCTGTCCATTGGTTTAGCTGTTATTTCAATTTGTTTTGGACTTAGTAGACTGCAACTCGACATCATTATCGAGAGCGTCAATAGTCCTACTAATTTCTTCGATTGAGTCAAATACATTTTTAGTTCCCTTGTTGATTTTAGGCTCTAGCAAACCCGGCTTTGCCGCTGCTAGTTTGGTTAAGTTGTGACGCTTAAATATATCTAAATACCTATTCATCTCTAGTTGTGTTGCTTGGGACTTAGCCTGAAGTTCCCCGAGCGACTTTGTTTGTAATGCAAAATCATTCTGCATATTTTCTATCGCAGCTTCCTGTGTTGCTACAGCACCTTCTAGTGCTAAGTTGTTGGCTGTCAGTACTAGGTTTTGTTGATACAGATAGTATCCACCTAAGCTCAGTACTAGTATAATTGCCATCATAAATTGGTTCATAGTTCTTCTACCCTATAATTAAGTCCGTCTGCTCCTCTGATTTCGATTAACTCTCCATCATCGTTTATGAACTTTATGAAGTTAGGTTGTTTTTTAATAAACTTCTTAACTTCGTAACTTCTATCATCTTCATCACCCCATGTGGAGTTATAACTGACAGTAAGTTTGTATCTAGGAAATAGTTTGTACTTTAGCCAAATGTAACACCACTTTATTCCTTTCCAAATAAGGACGATAACTTTTGACAGATACGCCCATATTTGTTTAAAGAAGGCTTTCATAAAGCAAATAAATCTGCTTCTGCTTGTCTGCGTCTGGTCAGTCCTTCTAGGACTCTGCCGCCTGCTTTGTTCCATCTTAGCAATTGCTCTGGTACTCCGGCATAATCGCCTGAGTTTAGAACTTTCAAAAGTGTACTTGCGTTAAGGTTTCCGCTTCCTAGATTGTATACCCACGAAACCATAGCGTCAAATTGATTTTGAGTCAAGTCTACTCGTACTGAATTGTTAATATAACCTTCGTACTCGTTCATTTCCTCAATAAGCATTTCATCAGCTTGATGCTGAGTAATTGTCATGCCTTCTACGGCTGTCTTGATATGACCATAGCCTATCGTCCACACGCCTGCGGGACATTTATATGCCTCTAGTTCGCACCCTTCAAAGTGCTTGATTAAATCTAATCCGTTTTTGCTTATTTTCATAATTGTTTTATCCTTTTTATTGTGGAAGGTTATGGGGAGCTTGCACTCCCCACAAGGTTCTAGCTGATATCGAACTCCACCTCTTTTGATGAGTCTTTCGTGATATCGACTGTTAGTAAGCCATCTTTTAATTTGATGGAATTTACTTTAAGGTCAGAATTAAGGACGAATGTTTTGTCGAATGACTTTGCACTCAGTCCTTGATGAAGATAATTATCACCTCCTTCAGTGCTTTTAGTGCCTACTATGCGTAGTTCATTGTCTTTTTGAACTACTTTTAGTTGTTTTTTATTCCAACCGGGCACTGCGACTTCGAGTTTGAATCCACTTTTGCCCTCCACTATATTATATCTTGGGTAGTTTGTTTGCATATCCATTTGGTCGAACCATGCTGGATTATGTCCTAGCCAGAAGTTTTTTAGTATTTCTCTATGTAGTGTATGTGCTACCATAGTCTTTCTCCTTTGTGCCTTTCGGTCACGCTTACGCTCCTTTCGGTAGCGCGGTTTGTTATGTAAGCGATTTTTCCACTTACTCGATAATTATAACAAATTTTAAACTTGGTGTCAAGAACTATTTTCAGTCATCATAGTCTATCTGTCCTTTTTCTCGTAAATATTCGAGCGTATCAGATATCCCTATCCTTTTGCCTATTGCGTAGAAGCAGCCACTAGAGCATACTGCTAAGACAAGCCACTGGTACTCATTCAGTCCAAACAATTCCATACTATTTTCCTGTGTGTTTTATAAATTCTGTTATTACTTGCATACCATACGCTGCCCACAGAATTAAGATAGGCACTCCTATTATATATACTATATCGTTCATTATTTACCTATGTGTTTTATGTCGCTTCGTGGTATAACCTGATAAGCGCCCTTGTTATATGCTGGAGCTACAGTGAATTTCTTACTTTCTTCTATCTTCCAAGAATTGTCTACTGGCTCTGAATATCTGCTCGTTTTCATACTAGGATATTCCTTTGCCTTTGGTTGTGTCGTTTTTGCACTAGTCTGTAGTACCGACTTGCTTGCTTTAACTACTGTTTTCTTCCAAGCATTAGTTTTGCGTTTACGCCCGCTAGGACTGTGACGCATACTGCCTATGACTATCATATTTTCTCCTTACTTTTTTGATTTATAGTACATTATACTACTATTTAAGCGCGCAGTCAAGAATTTTCGTAAGTTCATCAAAAATAGTTCTTGACTTTTGCTTCTCTTTTTAGTATAATAACTATATGAGAACTTGGACTGAAGAAGAAATTAAATTCCTCCGCAAAGCGTATAATAATGAAAGCGTAGGTAAGCTTGCGACTCTACTTGGTAGAAGCGAGCAGTCTATACGCAACAAAGTACATATACTACGCAAGAAAGGGTACACATTCGATAGGGTAACAGATGGCACACGCTAGACATAACACTAAAAGTCCCGAATGGTGGAAACACCTGCGCAAATACGCCAAGCGTAGATACTGGAAACAAGTGAGGCAAAATGCCAAGTATTAACTCCAGTAGTATGCCTCTCGAAAGGGCACTTCGTATCTTCCGTAGAAAATGCGATAACGCTGGAATTATCAATGAGGTAAGACAGCGTGAATTTTTCGAAAAGCCCACCACCAAAAGAAAGCGTAAAAAAGCAGCCGCAGTTAAGAGACAACAAAAGATTACATCTGCTAATGCCAATCATATCAAGCGTAGACCTAATCATTTAAGATGAGCCCTTGGTCATATTGCACACCGACCATTCTATTACTCCTAATTTAACAGTCCTGATTGGAAATTTAAAGTATTTTCTAGTACCAAAACCTCATTCCAACACAGCATGCCATATACCCTCGAAAAACACATCTTGCTTTATTTTAAAAAGTATGGTAAAATATATACATAATTTAGAAAACAATCTAAACAAACCACCAATTACTCCTCCTCTCCCAATCTCAGAATATAGAATTGAGAGCGTCGAAGGAGCGATAGCGGGGGAGACGCGATATTCAAATCTGATAAATTCTGGAGAAAATCTTGGAGTTAATGTGTTAAATCATTTCCGCCAAGAAAATTAAATAGAACTTAACTTACCCATTCCAACCGCTAAAGAAATCCCATATCAATACACTTAATGAAAATTCGCTTTAAATTCCTATAACTTCGTCCGATTGAAAATTTTTTAATTGATAATAAAAAGCCCTCTAATTGAAGGCTAATTTATTTAAGAAATTTGGTCTAAATTATACTCAATTTGACCCCTAGCATCAAACTCCCATCAGTTTTCTACTGAGTTTTCCTACTCCTAGCTTCTCTAGGTCTTGATCTTGCAGTATTCGTATCTTCGTTGTACTAACTAAATCTCTAGTACCATCAGGAAACTTTAATCTCGCTTTCACACCCGTAGGGGTATCAACTAAAGCTAACACTTCCGCATAGATTCCTTTTAATCCAAACTCTCCTTTACATACTCTCATTTGAAATCCTCTGGTCTTAAGTTAATTATGAGTGTTTCTTCTAGCAACTTAAGTGAGCTTTTAGGAGACTTCTCTAAACCCGCTAGGGCTTGATAATCTACTGCTAAAATACCCGCTATAGTTTCTACTAACTCTTGCTTGGTAACTGGCTTTTCACCCGCTTTGGTTAAATACTCTGTTTTTAAGTAAACTCCCTCTCTGGATAGCTTCCCAATAACACTTTTTATACTCTTATTCAATTCATTTGCTAATTCTTCTACTGTTTCTCTGGTCGGATTAGCACTATACCTTTCTTTCATAGCATCGACCATTTCGGGTGTATAATTTACAGCCATAAGTCCTCCTCAATTTTATCTATTAGTCGTTCTGTTTGGTATACTGAATATCCCCATAGTTCTGCAACTACATGTACTGCTTCATCATACCCATATTTTTCTTGGGCTTCAAACCATTCTTTAGCCTTAGTATCGTTATTCACTTGCCACTCCTTCCGTAAGCATCAAGCAACTCTCGTCTACTTAGCTTTTTACCGAAGGTATGGATAAGAACATCATCTTGGTATCTTTCTATCCAGCCACCATTATATTCTATATCCAGCACGCTCTTAGTACCTTTATCTGTATCCTGTGGTCTATCATCATAGGACATACTATCAAGTTTATGGGCATGCATCGATTTACAACTCATACCCCATTCTTCTGCTTTGATAGCCATTCTAGTTTCCTCCACAATTGCACTATACTCACTCATTTCTTACTAAACTTGTCCTTAATTCCAATGAAGAAGTCGTATATTGCGTCCATTTTTCTATTGAAATTGTACTGAAACCAATCACTAGCGTTATTGTCATTTAGCCAGTTTAGAGTAAATATTGTTACTGCTACCCAAAAAGCTAAGCTAAAGATGTAATTGAAAGTATAGTAAGGGAATAAAAAGATATCGTTTATTAACTCCATTATATGTCTCCTTTCTCGCGGGTCTCTGACCTCGCTACTTCAAAGCCGTTTGGATAACGTGCTTCTAATTTTTTAATATTCTCGTCCATTACTTCGTCAGGAGTATAACCTAGTGCTATACAGCCCTGAATCCAATACCAAAGTATGTCGCCCAGTTCACGCTTCATGTGGAAGCGGTTGTCTTCGTTAAACTCTTTACCTTGAAATACCATTTTCTTTAGTACCTCAGTAAATTCTCCACTCTCAGCAAGCATACCAATTGCGCTAGTCATAACTCTTGGCACATTGATATTATCGTGTGCTTCTAGTTTACTTGTGCTATTGATAAATGCCATGAAGTTCTTTGACTCATTACTTGTAGTTGTATCTACAAATTTAGCGTAATCGTTAATTTTGCTCATTTTTCTACTTCCTATAAAGATTTAAACCTAGAAACGCCTCACCATTAGGTGTCTCTACTTTTTGATTACCAGAGCTGCTAGCTATGATGGTTGACTTACCACTAGCACTCTTTCCAAATTCTACATTAGTATCAATTATAATGGTCATTTTACCACTATCATCAATTTCATACTTAATGCCTTTTCCCATATTGTCCATATTTTATCTCCCTTGACCGCGATATGACTTAGTCGCGCGTTTTTTATGTTTATTCATGGTAGACGTGCCGATCTTACATCTGCGTGCTCTACCTCCCACACCTTGTGAGGTGCATTTTCTTGTTGTTTTATGGTTACTAGCCTTCCTATACATTAGTGCCATGTTTCTGCCTCCGAAAACCACTGGCATATCCAGTCGTCATACCACTCTGATGGGCAGCAATCTGTCTTTTCATCATAATCCCAATCGAAATCCTCGTCATCAACATTGCCAAACTTATTAGTTAGCACATCGCTGAGGTCTTCTGTGTCTAAGTTTACTGACTCAAACTCGTTATCGAACCACTTACCTACACCAATGAAGTTTCTGTACTCATCTTCATAAGTATGTCGTATTACAACTGTATTATCTATTAACCATAAGTGGTGATATAGCTTTTCTACATACTCTGCTACAGGACTCCACGCACTCACAATTCTCGCGCAGTACTCATCTGCGTCGTCTAGGTGAGCCCATTTAGCTCCAATGTTGTCGCAATTCCACTCATACCAATTATCTTCTGTGTAACCACTCAGGAACGGGTGTTTTTGGATTTCCTCAAACTCCCATATACTGATAGTTCCATCGCCATGATAGCTTGGTCTTTCTGTTCTTTTGCCATAGTCCACGAACAGCTTCTGCCACTCGTTCTGTATAGCAGCGTTACCTACTTCTAGGTAAATTGTATTCTCTACATGATTTGCCATTTGTTTTCTACTCCTCGGGTTCTTCGCCAAAGTCTACATTACTTGGCAACTGAACTCCTGTTATCTCGCATAGTC